CGAATCAATTACTTCCATGTTCGATGCGATGATGAAATCCTTACGCATGATCTGGGTGTAATTTCCGATTCGTACTGTCGGGGTCACAGCAGTAAATGACGCTAGGTCATCACCATCTATCTGAGCATTTGCAGCCGCTGCCGCAAGCTCATCTTGGCTCCACTCATAAAAAGTGTTAGATACGCTGTCACTACCAATGTTAGAAACAAGAGGAGTTTCTTGGGGCGATATGTTGAAAACCACATCGGCTAATTCCTCTCGGATGCCTACCGCGCTATAACGGGTAAACGTGTTTGATACGATACTCATAGTTAAATTCCCTAAAGATCAAGAAGCTTTGCTAGTTCGACCGCATCTTGGAGGCGGCCTGTTTTTTGCAATCTCTGTCCTTGTGCTTGTGCGATCTTTGTTTGGGAACGTTTACGAGTAGAGCGGCCTGCAGATCCTGCTTTAACGGTGCGCTTCTGCTTAGGCTGGGCTTTTGTTCGAGCCTTACCCGTCGCATATCTACGCGCCATTTCAGCGAGCTCTACATGCTTAGCCTTGACCAACGAGTTGATCTCAGCTTCCTCCAATCCAAAATCAATAAGCCACTCACGCAGCTCAGAAGAACCTCTCTCAAAAGACTTATCATCAGACCACTCAGGTATGAGATCCCTGACTTTGCCTTTCTCTTCAACGATCAACGCTTGCAAAACCCTCGTTTGCTCCGCTTGTAGCTCTTGCGACAATCGGTTTTGCTCAGAGGCGATTCGACCAAGCTGGTCTTTTCTTGCCTTGCTTTGTTTCTCGTACAGATACTTCTGCTTGCTTGCCTGAACTGGATTCTCTTCAAACAGAGCATCCCAGTTTGGCTCCACACCTTGCTCTTCAATGAGCAAGTGATTTTGTAACTTCCCAAGCAAATCGGCGTAGGTAGCACGCTCTTGTAAGATTGCTTGTTGGTGCGCTTCAAACTCTTTCCTCTGCGAGGCTAGTTCTTGCGACTTTTTGGTATAGCTTGCTTGGCGCGAGTAGCCTTTCTTGAGCTCGTCCAGATCTACTTCGACTTCTTCGCCATCAACTTTCAGCGAAATTCGTTCGACCTCATCGTCCTCTTCGTAGCTTTCTTCTTCATCCAGCAATTCGGCATCGTCGATCTCTGTCTCCGCAGATTCATCTTCAAATACCTCGCCCTCGGCTAATGCCTCGGACTCGTTTCTTGGCTCTTCTTCGGTAGCTTCGTTTTCACGATTACCATCAGCACGATCCAACATAAGCGCAGCTGCGCTGTTAAGGTCGAGCCCCCCTTCAGGGATGTTCAACGCTTCACTCATCCGTCCTTCCTACTTTTGTAGTTATCTAGTTGCGCGTTATCCGCAATGGCGCGCAATCTCCTGAAAAACCGCTTCATGCCTAAGAGCTCGGAGAAAATTTCCTCACGATTCTTGTGCTCTTTTGCTAAAGACCATTCTTCAAAAAGCTGTCGTTCCAACGTGTCGATGATGTAATCCATCGTTGGATCTCTTAAAAACTCTTGCACTCGTGTCGCTGCATACTGGTCATCCATTTTGAACAGACCTCAAAAGCTCACGATCTTTGTCCGTTTGCGCTCTGATCTGAGCAACATCAATCTGAGTGCCGTAACGAGCCTCTAGCTCTGCAATCTTCAGCAGAGTCTCGGAATCATCCTTGTCGCGTAATCGGTCATCGTTACGCATCATTTCCTCGCGTCTGAGCTCCAGCTCAGCCGCTTTCTTCTGTATGTCAGCTTGGATGCTCTGCATCTGTACTTCGGCAAGCATTTCGTTAACGTCTGGCTTTTGCTCCTGTTGCGGAACGCCTTGGAACATCGCTGGGTCAGAAAAGAAACGACTGGGATCTTTGAAGCCGGCAAGCTCAATGATCTGGGTCAGGGTTTGGTAATACTGCTGCACAGTAACCAAAGGATTCTGGGGGCCGAGCTGCTGCAAGATCTGCTCTTGCTTAGCTGCAATCTGCTGCAACATGCCCATACGCTGAGCATCATTAGAGCCACCTAAAGCAACGTTTGAGACGACATCCATAGATGTCGTCCATGAACGAGGGTCAATAGGTACAAAATCATTGCGTAAACGCACCATCCGCTGCTTGTCTTGGTGCTTAACGACCAAGCGGTAGATGCCCATGAACAGATCTTTCATGCCTGTCTCGGCAAAACCACGCGCAATCATTTCCGTGCGTTGCTGCGAGGCCGATATGGTTTGCGCTACGGCCAGATTCGTAGAGCTCTGCAAAGCAGAAGGATCAAGGCCATCACTAGCGCGAGAAATGCCTGTACGGTTTTCACGCACTAAATCCATGTACTCCAACATGCTGTAGGCTTCTTTGCCGACAAAAGGCACGTTGAACGGAGTAACAGCGCCTGGAGCCCTCATACGAATAATGCCGCCGACCTCTGTGTTTAGGAGATCGTCGATATTCGCTTGCCCCTCAACAAACGCCACTCGTGGATGCGTAGACAGAGCTAAAGAATCCAAGCTTGCTCGCAAAACCATCGACTTAACTTTCTGTAAATCAGAAGTTACGTCGGCAACGCTCATACCAAAGAACGTATGCGGCTCTTTGTGACAGTGGAATACAGCAAACGGAACATGGTCAGTCGGTGTGTTGTTAATGACCTCAAACGACTCACCAATCGTGCAAACCTTACGTAACTCTGCGCGGTTATCGCCATCTGCGTCCAAACGCACATAACTCTCGATATACAAAGCCCGACGCATAGTAGGGTCAGTGTTATCGCTGTAGTTCGTCAGGGTAGGGTTGCGAACATCCGCTTCTGGGTTAAATTGAAAGTCGTCGTCATGCGTAGCGTACTTGGCGACCATATCGTAGTCGTAACCCATCTCTACCAACTCACTCAAAGTGATGTAACGACGGTGCGCAACAAGATCAGCCGTATGCACATCCCGTGCATTACGGCTGATTAGGAACTCTTCAGGAGGTACAGATTCAATCTTGATCTGACCCTTATCAGAAACACGAGAATAAGAGCCGCTGTAACCGCTCGACAAAACCGTACCGTCTTCAGCAACCTCTTGCTCTGACTCGATGCGGTTGATCTCTACAGTAGGATCAGAGTTAAGTACCGCGATCTCTTTGTCGCCATACCCATCGAAGTCATAACTAACGACTTCCTGACTGTCATCCCAATAAAACTTAACGAAGCCCGCCTTCTTCATCAGCGAGTCTAAAAACGCATCGTAGAGAACTTGGTACCCGTGGTTGTCACGGTTAACGATGTAATTGACATAATCGGTTGCCTGTTTGGCAACCTCTATGTCCTCTGGGCCTTGTGGGGCAAATTCGACGGTGTGCTCACCGCTAAAGAAAACCCGCATAAGAGAGGGCATGATCGCTTGGATGGTGTCGCGCACATCGAGCGATATGACTTGAGAACGACCTTCCTCTTCATTCCCAAACTCATCGCCAAGATAATACCGCTCAGCTTCAGCCCTTACCGGACTTACAACAGAATCAATAAAATCAATAGCGTCATTGAGCTGACCCGCAAGAATCCCTTGGACTTCATCATCTGAAAGCCCTTCATTGATTTCGAGCTCTTCTGTATAGACTTCAGCCATTCTTCTTCTTTGTACTGGGTTTCTTGGGTGCTTCCTTCTCGGATTTGTCGCGCTGTAGGATTGCATCCACAGCCTTCGCTGCGTTGCGGCGACCTTGTACGCTGTCGTACCTATATCCGCGCATAGAAAACACCAGGGTTGAACCTACCTAGAAAAATGTTACCTTAAAGGTAACACCTGAAACAAGAAAAAAACGAGTTTTTCTTGAGTGAATTGCGAAAGTGCAAGGTTTGCGAAAAGAGCAAGCCGCTGGACAAGTTTTATTCCAACAAAGGCTATAAAAGCTATACATGCAAGGCATGTAGGACTGCTCAGAACAATAAGCGCAGGAACTCGTCACATGTGGAGTTTCTTAAACAAGCGCACACATCTCTTAAATCTAGCCGAACTAAGCAAGGCTTTGAATTTGTAGTGAGTGTGGACGATCTGTGCGATATTTGGGACACGCAAAACGGTAGATGCGCGCTGAGCGGGGTGCTTATGACACGCCACAGAGATAACACGGGCGTCAAAGACACCAACGCATCAATAGACCGGATAGATCCAAACGAGGGGTATTACAAAAGCAATGTGCAACTACTTTGCTGGCGAGTAAACCAAATGAAGCACAACATGACCGAAGCGAGCTTCTGGTTCTGGGTGCGTAACTGTAACGACCATCTGGAGAGCCGAGCTGAAGATTAAAATAGAAATAGACGACTTTAAGGCTGGGCAGATTCTTAAAATCGCACTCGATGATGACTGGATCGTCATTGAGGATGACGATCCAGACCCAAGCGAAGAAGACGAGCCCAGACTGAAGCTATTTGCTAAGGACGCGCAAGCTTCTTGATTCTGCTTTCTTCAAAGCTTCCTGAAGATACTGAACGACTGGCTGTAAGTCTTTTACGTCACCAGAGTCCCTGTACTTAACGAGCACCGTCAAAAGCTCCTTAATCCTTTCCCTGTCGTCCATCGTCCCTCCTTGGATCGTCCTTAACAGCGAACCTGAGATACCAAATAGCCTTACTTAAATCCTGATCCTCTTTGCCCTTGCGCGTATGCCGCCAAATGTACTTAAACGCGTTCAATACGCAGTACCAACGAACTGCTGTGCGCCCAAAGACGAACAACATCACATCAATACACTCAATATCATCCAACTTATAATGCGCTGGTTGCGACACCTCATCACTCATACAACACCCCGTATGTTGCGCTTCAGAGGCTTAGTCCAAGCCGAACCTGCAGAACGACCCTTCAGCCCAATCGCTGCGTCAGATGCAAACGTCAAACACAACGCGTCGGCCATGTCGGGCGAGGGCAGGCCACGCTTACGCATCTCATCCTTACTCTCTAACTTCAAACGACCCGTAGACGTATATTGATAACGCGGCGAGACAAGCTCAGACAGCAACGTCGCATCCTCCGTCATACTGACCTCACGACTCTCTAACCAGCTCTTCAACTTGAACCAGAGCTCACAGCGAAGGTTCAAGTAAGTGCTACCCATACTCGGAGACTCGGCCGTATTAATACCGACGCAGGGGAGCCCCAGCTCCACCAGTCGGTCAACCAATCCACCACCAACACCAATAGAATCCACCAATATCTGCTCTGGGCGATCTCGACCACCCAACGCGTCATATTCAGCCTTGATAGCGCCTGTAAGCTGCATTAGGTCTAAATTACGCCACTTCATAAACCCAGTAACGACGCGGCCTCTGCGCTTACAGAGCACGCTGTAATCCGAGCCAAAACGAGCTACGTCAACGCCAAAAACTAACGGCACCTCTTCATCAATCGGAACCTCACGATCAAACGCTGCGTCCACCAACGACAAGGGGATAACCGTGTTGTCATCAGCTTCTGGAAATTCACCTAAAACACGCACCCGATACTCGGTGCTGTTCTCTTCGTATCGAAGCTTCATCTCTTCAATGTACTTAGGCGTCACCCTCGGTGAGTCCAAACACGACACCTTGCGACGCCACCATTGGTCGGCCATACGGTGATGCGTGTCAAAAAAGAAGCCAGAAGTACGAGTAGGGTTGCCCAGAAGGATCGTTACAGCATTCTCTGCAGTCATAGACCCATAACCCGCCTCAAAAACAGGTTCTGGTACACCAGAAGCCTCATCAACCAACAACAAACAATGCAACGAGTGTACGCCAGCCAAAGACTCAGGATTCTCAGCGCGGCTGAACCGCGCTGAGATCCACGCCTCAGTAGGCGATGCCTTCAACATAATTCGGTCTGACTTGTGTTCCAACAAGTTACCGAGCACCGGAGGCAGCTCCTTCAGCCAAAGCTTCACCTCGGCAAACAATCCATCCATCAACTGATGCGAAGTGGGGGATGTACACACTATTTTGACTGGGTATCGCG